GTCAGCAGCCATTCCACGCAGATATCCAGCTTTTCCGCTATCTCGCGCGCTCGGGCCATTGTCGGGCTGCCGTCCGGCCTGTTCCATTCGGCAACGGACGCCTGCGAGATGCCAAGCATTCGTTCTGCCAAGTACTTTTGCGTCGCCGGTAGGCCCTTCTCCTGCATAGCTTCCTTCGCCCGATCCCATACGGTTCGCTGTGGTTTTTTTCGCATCTTGGAAGTCTTGCAGCGCGCGAGACAGGTTCGACCTATTGACACTGAATAGGAATTCCCTATATTCAGCGGCATGGAATCCCTTCGAGACTGGCTTGAGGCCACCGGAACCACTCAAGCAGCGCTCGCCAAGCAGCTTGGCGTATCGCAGCCGACCGTTTCCGACTGGGCGCGAGGCAACATATTCCCCGACGTCGAGAATCTGCGTCGGCTCAGCGCCACCACGGGCCTTTCATTCGACGATCTGATCGGTGCGCCAGAACGCAAGCGACGCTCAGCCCCACGGGCTGCAGCATGAGCCTGCCTCTCAAAGACTTCCGCCTCGGCATCACCGAAGCCATCGACATCTGGCTCGACGCCGTTGCCGCCTCCACGGGTAGCGACAAAGCCGCTGTAGCGCGTGACGTGCTGCGGGACTGGGCGCGACGCAAAGCTCATGAACACAAGGTAGCCATGCGCCGCATGGCCGCCAACGGACTGCAGCCGGAGCTGGATGGATTCGAGATGGAAGACGCCGGAGTCGGCCGGAACCGGCCGGAAGGGGGGCGGAAATGATCCGCGCCATCCTGAAACCGATCGAGGAGGGCGCCGGCCGCGGCGCCGTGTTCGCGGTCATTGGTGCCGACCACCTGGACAGCGCTGCCCTGGCGACGATCGCCCGGGCGCTGAGCGCTGCCCTGGAAGTCAGGACTTCATCGTATCGCGCTGGCGAATCTCCGAATGCTGACACGCCGAGCACCGATAGGTGTCCGCCATGACGCCCAGCCGGCCGAACATCGGATCGGTGGTGCTGCTCACGCACTCGAACGTGCGGGCAAGGCAGACCGGGCAGGCATTGCGGGCGCCCCCCGCGAGCTGCGCCTCGAGCTCGGCCACGCGGGCCTTCAGGCGCTCAACCTCGTCGGGCAGCGAGCTGATCCGCTTCCAGATGGGGATGCGCTCGAGTGCGCGCATCACGTCCTCGATCATTCCCATGGTCGCTACCTCAGTAGGACGTCCCGCCACCGAACAGAGCGGTCAGCATCAGGCTCAGAAAGAGACCCACCATCCCGACGATGAGCGCCGCCGGTATGGCGGCGATGATGAACTTGATGATCAGCATCATCAGCTCGAAGAATCCGATGCTCACGCCCGTGATTTCGACGCGCACCGGCCCGCGGTTGACCTCTTTCTCGTTGGCCATACGTCCCCCTGTCTTGTTCTGAGGCCCAGCCTAGCACAGCCCTCCGGCCGGTCACGGGCGGCTCCATTGTCAGCCGGAAACCGGGTGGGAACACGGCCCGGCCAGGCGGTGGAGTCGCCCTTTAGATGAACCACATGTCGCAGGGGGGGCGGCCATGAGCGGCTGGATCAAGATCGAGAAGGACCTGCCGGCATCGATCCGATTCCGGCGTGTCGTAACGCGGCTCAAAGAGCGTAACGCGTTACCCGGTGTGACGGATTGTGACGACGCAATGCTCACAACGTTACTGCTCGGCGCGCTCATGAGGCTGTGGATATATGCCGATACCCACATCGCCGCCGACAACACGATCGAGGGCACGGCGGAGGAAATCGACGCCCTGGTGGGTCTGCCCGGTTTCACTCAGTCCATGCCTGATGACTGGCTGGTCGAGCGTGGGGGCGGGCTGGTTGAACTGCCAGATTTCCTTGAGAAAAACGGCACATCCGCGAAGCAGCGGCAGGACGCCGCGCGCCGCCAGGCGGAGTTCCGACATCGGCGGAAGTTGCACGGCGTAACGGACATGTCACGCGACGTAACGCAGCGTAACGCGCGTAACGATGCTAGACCAGACCAGAAGAGACCAGAAGAGACCAGACCAGAAGAACGTAAGAACGCGCGCGCGCGGGCGCGGGCTCCACGTGAAACCACGGACCCGACCCGAGCCGCATTCCTGCGCGCCCAGGCGGCCTACCCGGCAGGCACGTACCCGGCCTCGGTGTGGATCAACGCCGAGCGCGAGTTCTACCGCCGCTGCGAGGAGGGCGCCACGCCCGATGAGCTCGAACTCGCCGCCGCCGCGTACGCGCAGCAGCAGCAGGCCTGCGGCAACGTGGGCCAGCAGTTCGTGCGCAGCCCCGCGAAGTTCTACGACGCCGAGGGCATGTGGCGCGGCCCGTTCCCGATTCCGAAAACGAAGGCCGAGGTCGCCCAGGACGCGAACCTCACGGCCACGCAGCAGTGGCTGTCAGGAGCCCGGACATGAACCACGCCGACAAGCTCGAGTTTGCCCAGATCGTGAACGGCATGGCGGCGATCAAGCCCGGCGGGAAGCTCACGCCCGAAGGGCTCGAGGTGTACTGGCTCGCGCTGCAGGGCTGGAGCCTGCGGGACTTCCGCGACGTCGCGGCGCACCTGGTGCGCAGCTGCGAGTTCATGCCGAACCCGTACCACTTCGAGCAAGCGCGCAAGGCCGCACTGCCGGCGCCCGGGGAAGCGTTCGCGATCGCGCTCACGTGGGTTCGCCAGGGCCGCTACCGCCACGAGTCGTGTGACCCGCAGGTCGAGGCCGCGGTGAGGGCGATCGGCGGCTGGCAGGTCCTGGCGATGGCGAGCGACCAGGACGTGCAGTACCTCGAGCGGCGCTTCGCCGAGCACTACGCCGATCTCGGCGAGCGCACCGAGACGCGCAGTGCGCTGCCGGCGCTCGCAGGCCCCCAGCGCGTGGCGGCCCTGCTGGGCCCGAGGCCCGCACCATGAGGCTCACGCCCGAGCAGAACCGCGATCGCTGGCGCCGCGAGATCCTCGGGATGCTGATGGCCGATGCGCACCTGCTCGAGCTCGTGCCGCGGGACTCGCAGCGCGTGACCGATCTGCCCGAGCCGCCGCGCACGCAGGTCGTCCAGCTCGCCCGCGAGCTGCTCGACTGGGCCTGCGACAAGCAGGCGAGGGCCCACTGGCGAGATCCGCTGGTGCGCCAGCACATCGCCGGAAAGCTCTGGGATGGCCTCAAGGAGCACTCGACCAAATGGGCCGCCACCCAGGCCGCGCGCACCGACTACGACACGCAGAAATCACTGTTCTGACCGCACACCACACATCGACGGGGAGGATCCATGGCCAAAGACACCGCGCGGCGACCGAGGCTCGAGCTCGGCCAGGAAGTGCGCATCGCCACCACCGGCCGGCCGGCCGTGATCAAGGCCTGTGCGCGCGAGCACGGCTGCGCCTGGCGCTACTGTGTGCGCTACCACACCGACCTCGGGGCGATCTGCGATATCTGGTTCGGCGTCGATGATCTGGTCACCGGAATACCCAGCCATCCCGAGGTGGCGCCAGCAATCGGTGACCCGCTGTGATCTCCCTCTCGAGCCGCGAGGCAACGCTCGGCCCGAAGTACTCGGGCGCGGCCCCGAAGGAGAGCGGCGAGCCCGACGAGCAGAGCACGCTCAAGTTCGAGCTCGCCGGCATCGAGCTCGACCAGAACGAACTCAACGCGCTGCTCGCCGAGCCGCACGCCTGGCGCTCGCTCTACGACACGAGCGGACCTGTCGCGCGTCCCTACCTCAAGTGCCTCAAGTGCCTCGAGCTGAAGGACAAGGTCAAGGGCGCATTCGTCGGGATCCTCTGGAGCACGGGCGGCAAGGGCCCGGTGTTCACCGACGCGACGCTCAAGAAGCTCGAGCTCGAGCTCGGCGACGAGGGCATCACGCGCCTGTCCTGCCAGGTCGAGGTCGAGGCGGTGCTCGACAAGACCCTGCTCGCGCTGCTCGAGCGTCTCGGCCAGACGATCATGGTCGAGATCCGCGCCGAACAGCACCTGGCGCAGCAGGACCTGCCGCTCGCGAACCGCTTCGGCGTCGATGAGCAGCCTGAACCACCGCCGGCGCGCAGTGCCTCCCGCCGCCGGCTGAACTGACATGGCCCTGCGCGCCAACGACCTGCCGGACTCGATCCTCGCTCGCCTGCCGGAGAGCGAGTTCGCCGCCTACGAGCGCGGCAAGAAGAAAACCCAGCAGGAATCGCGCGAGGACGAGTTCGCCTTCCAGCTGAAGGCCTGCAAGTTCCCGCCGGTGGCGCGCCAGCACCGCTTTGCCGAGTCGATCGGCCGGCAGTGGCGCTTCGACTTCGCCTTCCCGACCGTGATGCTCGCGGTGGAGATCGAGGGCCTGGTCGTCACGCAGATGCATGAGCGGGTGGGTGGGAAGCTGCGCGTGCGCACCGTGGTGACAGGCCGGCACGCCACGATCACGGGCTTTCGCGAGGACATCGAGAAGTACAACACCGCGGCCATGCTCGGCTGGACCGTGCTGCGGTTCGAGCAGAAGCAGGTCCAATCCGGAGCGGCGCTCGCACTGACGCGCCGACTCCTCGAAACCAAAGGGTGGGTGCCTGATGACCGAAGATGACGCGAACCCCGACCAGATCGATCCGCGCGTGGTGCAGGCGATCCGTGACCTCGAGGACGAACAGTACGAGGCCTCGACGAGCTTCCCGCAGCCGCATTTCCGCACGAATCTGGCGCGCCGCCACCGCTTCGACGCCGTGAACCGCCCGCTGGATGCGCGCGAGGCCGAGCGTCTCACCCAGGCCGAGCGAGAAGAGGAGCTCGAGTTCTACCGGCGCCGCCAGGACGACCAGGACGCCGATGCGCGCATGGTGCTCATGGCGCTGTGGGCCGGAATCATGCTGCTCGTCTTCTTCGGGTTGCTCGTCTGGGCCCTGTTCTTCCACAACCCGGGATGATCGACGGGCAACGATTCCATCCGCAGGTCTCGCACCTGCTGCGCTGGGCGAAGTGCGTCGAGTGGCAGGGCAAGGCTCTCCATCCGACCTGGCTGCTGCGCGTGTGCGAGATCGGCGCGCCCTGGGCGGCGCTGCCGCTGCTGCAGCTGACGATCCCGGTCAACCCCTGGCCGGGCCTGTACCTCGAGGTCAAGCCGCTGGGCACCCGCATCGCGAGCGAGCAGCTCGCCCGTCACGAGCTGCTGCGCATGGCCGGCTACCGGGTCGCGGTATGCGAGACGGCAGACAGCGCCGCAGAGCTCATCCGCACCTACCTGGCCCGCGGGCGCTACCCCATCATCGAGCGGGGCCTGCGTCCCGCGCCGCGGGGCCGGTAGTGGCGCTGCCTCCCGAACTGCTGCCGGTCGACCGGATCCTGCAGCAGTGGGCGATGTCCGTGACGGGCGGCGGCTACGAGCCCTGGGCAGAGACAGTCGTCGCCAAACCGCCACCGCTGCCCGAGGATCTCGCGCTCGAGGTGGACCAGGTGATTTGCCACTCACCGAGAAAGATTCGCATTCTGTTGTCTGACTGGTATTGCACACCGAAACCGGTCGATGTGATCGCGCGCAGAATCGGCTGCACTCGCCAATCCCTCTACACGCATTTCCGGGCCGCTTTGTGGTACCTGCGGGGCGTTTTCGAATCGAAATCGATACTTTCGAGATATCTGGCCCGCGCCAATCGGCATCGAAAATCTGTTGTCTCGCGCTGACGACCTCTTGCATCCGAAAAAGCGCTCTGTATGATTCGGCATCAGAGCTTGGAGTACTGTCTGTAAAGCCCGCCGCGCGCGGGCTTTTTCGTTTCTGAAGGTCGGCCGCAAGTCCCCGTGGCCGTTCCTGCCTTGCCCCGGCCTCGTGCCGGGCCCTTATTCCCGAGGAGGCCTCATGCGCCGCATCCACGCGTGGCTGATCGCCGCGCTGTTCTCCGTGTCCGTCGCGTTCGCCCAGGCCGGCGGCGTGATCACCTTCACCGCGCAGACCACCACCGGCGATGGCACCGTCACGCCGGTGCTGACCTGGTCGACCGCGCCGGCGGCGAGCTCGTGTACCGCGAGCGGCGACTGGTCGGGCGCCAAGGGCGCCGCCGGCACCGAGACGCTCGCGCCGATCATGAGCTCGGCGACGTACAACCTCACCTGCACCTGGGCGGACACGACCGCGACGCTCACCTGGACGGCGCCGACGAAGAACACCGACGGCAGCAATTACACGGATCCGGCGGGTTACCGCATCGAGTACGGCCAGAGCGAGGCGCTCGGGCAGTCCCGGGCGGTGCCTGATCCGGCGGCAACCAGCTACGTGTTCACCGACCTCGCCGCGGGCACCTGGTACTTCGGCATGCGCACCGTGAACCAGCGCGGCGCGGAGTCCGAGCGCACGAACCTCGTCAGCAAAACGCTCGGCACGGTCGACACGACCCGGGCAGTCGCGATCGTGGTCAACCCGGTTCCGGAGGCGGCCTCGGACTTCGAAGTGCGCTAATCCATGACCAAGGCAGCGCAGGCGAAAAGCTGGACGCTGCACGAGTGGGCGGACGGCAGCCATCGGTCGTGGCCGGAGCCAGAGGGGCCGACGTGGCTGCCGGCGCTCGGCCAGTGGGGGACGATCTCAGGCAGTACGCTCGATCTGTCGAGCGATTGGAACAGCTCGGACTACACGACTGTCATCGCGTATTCGGGCGCGATCGTCAACACGGTCGGCGTGTATATCGGATCGACGTTCGTGTCGGGGACGTGGCATGTCATTTGCGGGCAGGGCCACAGCGACGGTTCGCGGTTCAGCGTCTACGCGTTCGGTCCGATGGAGAGCGATTCGCCCGCGTGGCACATGCTGCGCGACGCGCCGGGCTCTCCGCCGACGAATACGGCGCAGGACGGCAGCGGCAATCCGGTCGCTCGGCACACGTACAACACGCTCTGGTTCGATCCGGTCAACAACCGGATGGGATCGATCGGCGGGATAGCTCGCGCCACGGATGCCGGCACGTTCACGACTTCACATTACTTCGATTTCACCATCAGCGCGCCGATGAGCAATTCGCCGTGGGGTACGTTGTCGAGTTCCGGGTTGATCGATGGTGCGGATTTCACCGCCTATGATCCTGCGACGCACAAGGTCTGGTATCACCCATACGTCTCCGGCGCGGTCGGACTGTACGACGTGGCGAGCAATACTCACACGTCGGACACGTTCAAATCGCCTAGCTTCTCGAACCCCACCGGAGAGATGAGCGCGCTCGATACCGAGCTAGGCATTTGGGGGATTTTCTACAACGGCGGCGTCAACTTTTTCCGGACCAACAACGGCGTCAGCAACGACTACTACGTGCCATCGACGAGCGGCACCGCGCCTACCGGTGCGAAGAGCGTGCTATACGACCCGGTCGACAAGCGGTTCGTGGTGTGGAATGGCAATGGTCGCCAGTTGTTCTATTTGACGCCACCCGCGACGAATCCGTACGCGGGCGGGAACGCGTGGGTGTGGTCGAGTGATACCGCGAGCGGTGACACTCCATCTGGCGCGGCGGGCACAGTGGACGCCGAGCCCGGCGAGAACGGGACTGATACCGGAACCTACGGTCGATTTGCGCTGATCAGCGGTAGTGGCTGGCGTGCATATACGCTGCTGAACCGCGCGGGCGATCCTATCTATGCCAAACGGGTGGCGTAATGGCGGTCACGGTCACCGGCACGCCAGTCGCGATCACGAGCACGTCGCAGTCGGTGACGGTGCCGAGCGGCTGCAAGGCGGCGGTCTTCACGTGGTCGTATTACAACGCTGCCAGCGGCCACGGACTGGCGTCGGCTACACTGAACGGCGCGGCGCCTGACGCCACAGCCGAGATCGCGACGCAGATTGGCGGATCGGACGCGCCTGCAACCGGCATTGCAGTGTTTTTAAATCCGGCGTCTGGATCGCAGACGTTCGCGCATTCGTTCGATGCCGCGACCACCGAAGGACCAGCGCGAGCGCTGACGTTTCTCACCGCTGACGGTGCCATAGCAGTACGCGGCTCGTTGGGCGTCGACTCGGATTTCAGCAGCAACGCTGCGAGCGTCGCGCTCACCGGGCTGACGGCTGGCGATCTGGTCGTCGCGATGGACCAGAAGTTCGCCGCAGACCCGGCGAATCAGTCAGGCTGGACGAGCCTGCTGACAGGCAACGTCAACAACGAGCACTTCCGTGTGCGCAGCATTGCGGCCTCGGGTTCGTCGGTTACCGCAACCGCGCAGGGGCCGAACTATTCGTCGATAGCCGCCGGGGCGTTCTACGACGCGGGTGTCGCATCGCCAACGATCACTGACGTCGACACCGACGAGATCGTGCTCGACGGTCAGACGAGTGTAGCCGTCACCGGTACGGCGATGGGCACCACGAACGCGGATCGCGCGTTCACACTGCGACAAGCCAGCACGTCGGTCCCGCAGACCGAGACCGGCACCGGCACCGCGACCGCTGCGACGCTGACGATTGTCACGGAACAGAGTGGCGCGGACATCAAGTTCGGCGCGGCGACGCTACGAGCGACGCGCACGAGCGACAGCGCCTTCGGCGAGTTGGCCATCACGGTCAACCCGCCGAGCGGCCAGCTCTACGTCGACGTCGGCACGCCGAACGCCACCGCTGCGAATCGCATCACGGCCGTCGCGGATATCGCTAGCGGCGATCAGATTCAGTATCGCGGTGTGGGTGGTGGATCAGCGCCGACTGGGCTGACGATCAACACCGACGCGACGTGGCAGTTCAGCTCCGGCAACACGCCGGCCTCGTTCGATGTGCGGGTGTGGGACGCCTCGGACGCGACCTGGGGCGCGTGGGCGACGCAGAGCGTTGGCGCCATCAGCCTGACCGTCAATGACGCGACGCATGGTCACGCCGTTGATGCGCCGGCGCTGAGCCAGGCGAATACGCTCACGTCGAACGATGGCCTGCACGGGCACGCGGCCGACAGCCCGAGTCTCACCCAGGGCCACGTGCTGAGCTCGAACGAGGCGACGCACGGGCACGCCGTTGAGAGCCCGACGCTCACGCAGGCGACGGTGCTGTCCGCCGACGAGGCCGCGCATGGCCATACAGCTGACTCGCCCGCGCTGGCCCAGGCGAATGTGCTCACGGCCCACGATGCCACGCACGCCCATCTGGCCGATGTGCTGGATCTGATTCAGGCGAACGTGCTCGAGGTCGACGACGCCCTGCACGCGCAGCTCGCGGACTCGCCGACGCTGCTCGCCGGTTTCGCCCTGTCGGTGAGCGAGGCGACGCACGGGCACCTGGCCGAGAGCGTCTCGCTGATCCAGGCGCGCACGCTGAGCGTGGACGAGGCTGCCCACGCGACCTCTGCGGACAGCCCGACCCTGTCGACCGAGCTGAACCTCGCGGTGGCGGACTCGAGCCACGGCCACGCTGCTGATGCGGTGACGCTGATCCAGGCGCACGTCCTCGACATGGACGATGCGACGCACGGCCACACGGTAGAGCAGGTCGCGCTGAGCTTTGGCTTTACGGTGACGGTGGCCGATGCGCTGCATGCGCAGCTCGCCGACAGCCCGACGCTCACGGTGGGCTACGTCCTGGCAGTGGCCTCGGCCCTGCACCTGCATGAGGCCGGGGTCGTGGATCTCACGCAGGCCGGGACGCTGATCGTCTCGGACGCCCTGCATGCGCACCTGGCCGACACGGTGGCGCTGCGCCGGCCAGGCGCGGTCGACGCGGAGACGGTGTTCGTCGTGAGAAGCCAGCAGCGCACCTACATCGTCGCGAGCGCCACACGCATCCACACGGTTCATTGAGGCACCAGCATGAAGACGATCGAGATCCTCTCAGACATCCGCGACGCGAGCGGCGTCTACTTCAAGGGCGAGACGCGCGTCGTGCCAGTGGAGATCGCGCACTACTTCGCGATGCAGGGCTGGGCTCGCGCCGCTGATCTGCCCGCCGGCACGCCTGACCTGTCCCCCAAAACCCTCGCCGTGGATGCGGGCCGGCACGGCCACGCCGCGACCAACCCCTCGGAGTAAGAGCACATGGGCAAAGCAACCCCGGACGCCATTCTCGACGCGATGGCCGACGCCATCATCGCCGCCGCGACCACGCTGTACGTGTGCTCGACCGAGCCGGCCAACTTCGCCGGTATCGCCGCAGTCGCACTCGCCGATGTGGCGATCGACTCGGGTGATTTCACCAAGGGCAATGGTGACGTCTCGGGCCGCAAGGTCACGATCGGGCAGCAGTCGAACGTCCCGATTGACGTCAGCGGCACCGCGGGCCACATCGTGCTCGCGAGCGCCAGCGTCCTGCTCTACGTGACCACCTGCGGTTCGCAGGCGCTGACGAACGGTGGCACGGTCACGGTGCCGGCGTTCGACATCGAAGTGGCCGACCCAACCTGATTCGGCCATGGCCGACTGCTATCCGCTCCTGACCGTTTGCCAGCGCCTGAACGCGCGGCTGCGCTACGGATTCGACTGGACGCGCGACTTTGCGCGTCGGCGCGAGCCTGGCAAACCGCATCCGCTCGGCACTCGCATCCGCATCACCGAGCTCGGCAGGCGGGACACCGGCCTCGAGTACGAGAGCTCGGGCGGCACCTCGAACGGCCTCGATAACGCGAAGATCGCCTGGCCGACGGCACCAGGCGGGACTGTCGTCGACGGCACGATCACCTGGACGGCCCATGCGCTGAGCGCTGCGAGTCTCACCGAGGAGATCACCTCGAGCACGTGGGCGGCGCCCGTGGGCAGCGGAATCGTGGTCGATGGCGAGGTGCTCGACAATGATCCCGGCCTGCAGCGCACGCTGGCGTTCATGGACACCACCGGCGCCGAGTCCGGGCAGACCTACGATGTCGTGAACACCGTCGTGACCTTGCCCGACACCGCGCGGTACGAGGCGGTAGTCCGGATCACGGTCGATCCCTGATGTTCCGCGTCCGCCTGGATGCGAGCTCGCTGATACGCGAGTTCACCGATATCGAGAAGCGCCAGCTCCCGTACGCCACGATGCGCGCGCTGAACGATGCCGCATACCAGACGCGCCAGGCGTGGCGGGATGCCATGCCGAAGGTGTTCGATCGCCCGACCAGGATGACGCTGAACGCCATCCTGTACAGGAAGGCCACGAAGGACCGGGTGTATGCCGAGGTCTTCGTGCGGGACTACGCTCTCAAGGGCACGCCCCCAGCAACCTACTTGCTGAGCAACGTCATAGGTGGTCAGCGCGGCCAGAAGCCCTATGAGCGCTTGCTGCGCGATCGGCCGGGTGTGCTAGGACCCGGCGAGTACACCGTGCCGGGCAAAGGCATAGAACTTGATCAGTACGGTAACGTACGCGCTGGCATTATCAACGCCATGCTTTCGGACCTGGCCGCGCGGCGAGATCCGAAACAGAACGCGACGCCGAGGAGTCGCCACAGGCGGCAGCGCCGGGGAGACATCGCGAAGCGATCCATTTACTTCTATAGCGCTGGCCCAGCGGCTGATCGTGGAGATGGCCGGCCACAGCATTTGCCGCGCGGCATCTACCGGCGCACGCGCACGGGCTTCGGCAGTTCACTGAATTCGGCGCTGCGCATCGTCAACGCCGCACGTTATAAGCCGAGCTATCCAGTGTTCGATCTGGCCGAGCAGATCTTCCGCGCTCGCTTCGCTGCGCTGTTCGAGGCACACATGACGCTAGCGACGGCGGGAAGGCTATGAGGCGTTGCCGTGGCGTTCGCGGGTCCTTCCGGGGCACCCCCACTGCGGGTTATCCGGTCCGCGATTTTTTTGGATGTGAGATCGAAAAAGTTGCTTGCTTCTTGCCATGACGCGATGGCCGCAGTGTAGCGCACGTGAGTTCGCCGAGCTCTTCGGCGTCTCGCACCAGGCGGTAAGCGAGTGGATCGACGCCGGGATGCCGTGCCGGCGGAAAAAAGCTGGCAAAGGAAGCCGGGTCACGATCGATCCGAAACTCGCCGCGCCGTGGGTTTTCTCACGGCGCCAGCCGAAAGGTTCAGAGCGCGAGCGGCTCGCGAAGGAGCAGGCCGACAAGTTCGCGATCGAAAACGCACGCGCTCGCGGCGAGATCGTACTCGTCGGCCAGATTGCGGAAGTTTTCTCAATTCTCGGCGCGGAGTTGGCGGCGCGCCACGACGCTGTGCCGGGCCGGGTAGCCAGTGAATTTGCAGGAACCACCGACGCCGCAGTCATCAGGCAGCGACTCCTCGACGAGCTCCGGGATGTCAGAGCCGCCGTTGGTGACGCAGTCACAAAGCTTGCGGAATCTTTCGGCGCCGCTGATGACGATGGGGCTGATCCTGAAGCCCCCGCCGAACCGCAGCGCGAGCGAGTGGGCAGATCAAAGCCGCGTGCTCCCGCTCGGAAGCGCCGAGCCAGGAAGGTTTCGTAGTCGTCGAACCCCCTACATGCTGCCGATCATGGCGGCCTGTGAGGACCCCCGTTACAAACGGGTAGTCGTCATGTGCGGTTCGCAGATGGGCAAGACCGCCAGTCTGCTGAACCTGATCGGCAAGAAGCTCGATGATGATCCGGCGCCGATCCTCTACTTCGGCCCGACAAAGTCGAACGTCGATGGGGTGATCGAGCCGCAGGTCGATCAGATGCTGCGCGGCTGCGACAGCCTATGGCGCAAGACGCTGCAGGGCCGCAAGGCGCAGAAGCTCGTCAAGCGCGTCGCCGGCGTGACGCTGCGACTGGCCTGGGCGGGATCGGCTACCGAGCTCGCGTCTCAGCCCGCCCATAGCGTGCTGATCGACGAGGTCGATCGCATGGAGCCGATTCCTGGCGAAGGTGACCCGGTCACCCTGGCGGAAGCGCGCATCGCGACGTATCCGGATGGGCGCCTGATCATCACGTCGACGCCGACCGAGGGAAACGTCACGTCGTCGAAGCATCCCAAGACCGGCATCGAGCATTGGGATGTGGCGGAAGCGGAGGACCTGCAGAGCCCTGTCTGGCTGCTGTGGCAGGAGGGGACCCGGTTCGAGCTGGCTGTTCCCTGTCCTGCATGTGGTGATTACTTTGTCCCGCGATTCAAGCTCCTGACCTGGCCGGAGAAGTGCACGCCGAAGCGAGCCCTGAAGGAAGCGCGCCTTGCCTGCCCTTGTTGCGGGGACCTGATCGGCGACGAACACCGTCGGAGCATGGCTGATGCCGGGGAGTTCCTGGCGCCAGGGCAGTCGATAGTGGATGGCGAGGTCTTTGGTGATCCGCCCGATTCGGACACTGCCAGTTTCTGGATATCCGGGCTGCTCTCACCCTGGAGAAGCTTCGGGCAGCGTGCAGCGGACTGGCTGCGCGCTTCCCGATCGGGCGACCAGGAGCGCGTCCGATCGACGATCAACACGCGCTTCGGTGAACTCTACAAGGCGGGGGCCGATGCGACGCCCTGGGAAGAGGTGCGCGGGCTATGTGGAGCGTACTCGATGGGCTCGGTGCCGGCAGCAGTGCGGGCGCTCACGTGCGGTGTCGACGTCCAGAAGAACCGGCTCATCTACGTGGTGCGCGGTTGGGGCCTGCGTGGCGAGTCCTGGCTGATAGACGAGGGCGAGATCTGGGGCGAGACCGAGCAGGAGGCCGTCTGGCTCGAGCTGTCCGAACTGCTCGACCGAGACTGGGCCGGCAAGCGCATCCGCCGCATGGCGGTCGATTCGGGGTACAGGCCGGGCGACAAATGGCGCAGGCCTGACCACCTGGTCTACTCATTCGCCTTGCAGCACAAGGCGCGGGTGATTGCGACGAAGGGTCACGACACGCTGTCGAGGCCGCTCGCGCCGTCCCTCATTGACGTGACGTTCCGCGGAAAGACGCTGAAGCAGGGCCTGCAGCTCTGGCACATGGACTCCGACTATTTCAAGTCCTGGGTGCATGGTCGCTTGCTCTGGCCGGTGGATCAGCCCGGCGCCTGGCACCTGCCGCAGGATGTCACCGACGAGTACTGCCAGCAGCTCACCGCCGAGGCGCGCGTGGTGAAACCCTCTGGCAAGTGGACCTGGGTGAAGGTGCGTCGCGAGAACCATCGCCTCGACTGCGAGGCGCTCAACGTCGCGGCTGCGCATTCGATGGGGCTGCATCGGCTGCAGCGCAGCGTCCAGTCGCCGGCGGCAGCCACTGGTGGCGAGCAAGCAAGCGATCCGCCCGCCGCTGACCGACCGCGACCAGTCAGAACGTTTCAACGCAAAGGGTGGTTCAGGAAATGAGTGGCATCACGCTGGCGCAAGCCCAGGCACAGCTCGACGCATTGCTGGCCGCGCAGGTCGGCGCCGAGCTGACCGTGCGCTTCGGTGAGCGGTCCGTGACGTACCAGTCCATGGAAGATCTACTCAAGGCGATCGACTACTGGAACAGGATGGTCACGCAGCTGCGCCGTGGCTCTCGGGTGAGCTACTCGGTCGCGGGCTTCCGGAGCTGCCGTTGAACTGGTTCGATCGCTATGTGGTGGCGCCGGTGGCGCCCCGCATGGCGCTGCATCGGGCCGCCGCGCGCCGCGCGCTTAAGGCCTATTACGAGGCGGACGAGGAAAGCCGCCTGCGCAAGAAGCCGAAGGATCGGCGCTCGGGGGATGCACAGAACGAGCGCGCAAACATCGGCATGCGCGCCAGCGCGCGCCATCTCGACCAGAACTTCGACATCGCTTCGGGCGTGCTCGACATTCTTGAGACGAACATCATCGGTCGCGGTGTACAGCCCGAGCCGCAGGTGCTCCTCACGAGCGGCGAGCCGGCCACGGAGTTCAACAGCCACCTGATGCGCCTGCACGACCTCTGGGCGCACGAACACGACGTGACGGGCCAGTTCCACCTCTACGAGGGGCAGCGCTTGATGGTGCGCTCCTGGGCGCGTGACGGAGATGTCTTCGCGCAGAAGCTCATCGGAAACGTACCTGGGCTCACCTACGGCACGGTGTTGCCATACGCGCTCGAGTACCTTGAGGCGGACTTCGTCCCGGATGACTTGAACGATGCGAGCCGCCGCATCACCCAGGGGATCGAGCGCAACGCGTGGGGTCGTACGATCGCCTTCCACGTGCTCAAGGAGCACCCGGGCTCGACCCTGAGCTTCAAGCTCGAAGCGAAGCGCATCCCGGCCCAGTCCATGGTGCACCTGAAGCTGGTGAAGCGATTCCACCAAGCGCGCGGTGTGACGCTCTTCGCGTCGGTGCTCAACCGTTACGGCGACATCAAGGAGATCGATGAGGCGGAAAGAGTCGCCGCCAAGGTCGCCGCCTCGATGGCCGCCTACATCAAGAAGGCCACGCCAGACATGTACGAGGCGGCGGTCGATGAGATGGGCCAGCCACGGGCCCGCAACATGGAGTTCATGGCGGGCATCGTCTTCGATGACCTGCAGCCCGGCGAGGAGATCGGCACGATCGACACGCGCCGGCCGAACAATGCGCTGATCCCGTTTCGCGACTCACAACTGCGCGCGGCGGCGGCCGGAACCAAGGTCTCGTTCTCGTCCTCATCGAAGAACTACAACGGCACCTACTCGGCGCAGCGTCAGGAGCTCGTCGAGCAGTGGGGCATGTATCAGGGCCTCGGATCGAGCTTCGTATACCGGGTGGCCCAGCCAGTGTGGGACGGCTTTATCGACGCGGTGGTCGCCTCCGGTGCAATCGAGATCCCGCGCAACGTCGATCGGGAGACTCTCTACGACTGCGTGCATACCGGCCCTTCGATGGTCTGGATCGATCCGGTGAAGGAGACCGAGGCGCAGGTGATGCAACTCAAGTGGGCGCTCAAGGCTCGCAGCCGAATCATCCGCGAGCGTGGCGACAACCCGGACCAGGTCAACCGCGAGATCGAGCGCGATCGCAAGGAGCGCGAGCGCCTTGGCATCGAGTTCCTCGACCTCCAGCAAGCCGACCCGCAGCCAGAGCGTGAGGACGATCCCGACGAGGGAAATCCCGGCCAGGGCGAAAATGAAAACGGAGCCAGCAACGCATGAGCATCAATGCCAACGCCGCCATGCGCGGCATCAAGATCGTGGCCCTCGCCAACAAGAAGGCGGAGATCCTGATCCACGAGCCGATCGGCGAGAACTGGTACGGCGATGGGCTCACCTCGAAGCGCTTCATCGACGAGCTCAAGGCGCTCGGTAAGGTCGACGAGATCCACGTCCGCATCAACAGTCCGGGCGGTGCGGTGTTCGATGGCATCGCCATCTACAACGCCCTGAAGGCCCACGAGGCGAAGAAGGTCGTGACCGTCGAGGGGCTCGCCGCCTCCGCGGCGTCCTTCATCGCCATGTGCGGGGACAGCATCCACATGGGGGCTGGCTCAATGATGATGGTCCACAACCCGTGGACCTTCGCCATGGGCGACGCGGACGACATGCGCGAGACCGCCGACATGCTCGACAAGGTCGGCGATTCCCTCATCGATATCTATCACCTGCGCACGAAGATCGCGCGCGACGAGATCGAGAAGCTGCTCGATGCGGAGACCTGGCTGACCTCGGCGGAGGCTGTCGAGCGCGGATTTGCCGACACCCGGGATGAGGATGCCGAAGAGGAGGGCGAGGAAGCCTCCGCGGCCGCGCGCGCCGAGCACCTCGCCAAGTTCAAGAAGTTTTCCGAGGGCTGCCTGAAGGCGGCCACGGATGTTCCGCTGCGGGTTGCCGCAGAAATTTTCCATTCGGCCAACGCCGATGCAACTGAGGAGACCGAGATGGCTCAGACCGTAGGAGCGTCGGCCAACCACGCCGACAAGAAGACGACCACCGACGTCGTGGACCAGCCCGAAACGAAGGCCAAGGTCGATGCGGCGGTCGCCGAGGCCCTGGCCCGCGAGGCCGCGCGCGCGGGAGAGATCCGCACGCTCTTCGCGAGCTTCCCGCAGTTCAACACGCTGCGCGATGAGTGCGTGACAGACCAGAAGGTGACGATCGATGCAGCGCGCAAGCGCCTGCTCGACGAGCTCGGCAAGGCCAGCACGCCGACCGCCGGAGATGCAAACGTTCAGCCCGGCACCGATGCCCGCGACAAGTTCCTCGCCGGCGCCGAGGCGGCGCTGCTCGCGCGCGCCGGGATCGAGAAGCGCGAGGCGGGCAACGAGTACAACGGCATGAGCTTCGCGGACCTTGCCGCCCACGCGCTGCGGGCCCGCGGCGTGTCGGTGCGCGGCTTCACCAAGGACGCGACCGCGCGCAAGGTGCTGGCTTCGCACACCACGAGCGACTTCCCCTCGCTCCTGGCCAACACCGCCGGCAAGGTGCTGCGCAAGGCCTACGCGTTGGCGCCGGTCACCTGGAACCGCTGGTGCAAGACCGGCTCGGTGTCGGACTTCAAGCAGAACAGCCGCATCACGGTCGGTTCGTTCAGCTCGCTGGCGACCAAGATCGAGGGCGGTGAGTACCAGCAGGGCACGATCAAGGAAGAGAAGGAAACCATCCAGGCGCTCACCAAGGGCCGCTTCCTGCAGCTCAGCCGCGAGATGATCGTGAACGATGACCTGGGCGGCTTCACCGATCGAGCCCGCAAGATGGGTCGCGCCGCGGCGCGCACCGTCGAGGCTGACGTGTACACGCTGCTCACGAGCGCCGCGGGGGCGGGTCCGACCATGTCGGATGGTGGCGCGTTCTTCAACGCGACGGCGATCACCACGGCTGGCGGTCACGCGAACCTCACCAGCTCGGGCACTGCGATCACAGTGGCGAACATCGCCATCGGCGAGGCGGCGATGATGGCGCAGAAGGACAAGGGACTGAACGACTTCGTCGTCATCCAGCCCCGCGTGCTGTTGTGCGCGCCGACGAAGAAGCAGATCGCCTGGGAAGTCGTGAACTCCCTCACGGACGTGGCGCAGAGCAATTCTGCCAAGCGAAACTACGTGCAGGCGCAGTTGAACCTCGAGGTGGTCTCGAGCCCGTACCTGTCGGGCAACCCCTGGTATCTGTTCGCGGACCCGGCGGACACCGAGGCCTTCGAGGTCGCGTTCCTGGACGGCGTGCAGGAGCCCTTCATCGACGAGGAGATCGAGTTCATGACCGATGCCCTCAACATGAAGGTGCGCCTCGACTATGGCATCGCCGCGATCGACTGGCGCGCGGGCTACCGCAACGCCGGCGCCTGATCAGGCGCGCTGACGGCAACAAGAAGGGCCCTTCGGGGCCCTTTTCATTTCTCCCTGAAGGAGTATCGAAATGACCGACAAGTTTGTCGCCCGTGGCGACGTGATGAACTACACGGCTGGCGGGGCGATCACGTCCGGCCAGGTCGTGGTAACCGGCCACACGCTGGGTGTGGCACTCAAGAGCGGCGGTTCTGGCGATGTAATCCCGGTCGCCATCGAGGGTGTGTTCGAACTGCCCAAGGTGCCTGCGGCAGTGTTCGCTATCGGTGAAAAGCTGGTGTTCGACGTCTCGGCGGCCTCCGGTGCCGGCGAGTTCGACGATTCGTCGGCCTCGCCCGCGACCGGTGACATTACCGGCGGTGCGGTTGCCATGCGCGCAGGGCTCAACGCCGAGACGACCTGCCTCGTGAAGCTCACCCCGGGCAACGCGACGCGGACCTGATCGATGTCGATCGAGCAGATCGACTCGAGGGTCAATGCGGCCTCGCTCCGAGTCTTCGGGGAGGCCGCAACCTTCGAGCAGGGTGGCAACGCTCGCGTCATATTCACCGATCAGCGTAGTGCAGTCATGCTCGGCCTTGCGCCTGCGGATGCCCCCGCGCCGGTGATCAGTCTCACGATGACCGAACTTCAGCGCCTCGGTGCGCAGGAGGGTTCGACGGTTGTGGTGCGCGGGATTTTGTACACCCTGATGGAGGGCGGCTCGGACGCCGTGGCGGATGCGGGCGGCATGGCCCACCTGCGCATCCGCCAGTACGCATGACCCGCAAGACGGAGATCGACAAGTACAACGAGGCCTACAGCCACGACGAGTACCGGATGGGCGAGGCCCGAAAGTGGGCGGCGCTGCGCGATCTGCAGAGCCTGCGCGGCGGCTCGCTGCTCGACGTCGGCTGCGGGCGCGGCGAGGTGCTCGAGCTCGCCCGCGACCTGGGCTTCGAGCCGGTGCAGGGCACGGAGGTCGTGCCGGCGCTGCTGGGCGAGGGGGTGCGCTACGCCGAGGCGCACGAGCTGCCCTTTGCCGACGGCGCGTTCGATCACGTGACCTGCTTCGACGTGCTCGAGCACTTGCTGCCCGAGGACACCGAGGCCGCGCTGCGCGAGCTCGCGCGGGTGGCGGCGAAAACGGTCACGATCACGGTGGCCGACTACCCGCACGTGTTTCGGGGCGTCGACCTGCACGTGAACCGCCGCAGCTACCCCGAGTGGGCGCAGCTGCTCATGCAGGTCTTCGGGCACTCGCGGGCGCGCTGCCTCGGCATGGCCGGCGCCTCGCAGGCCTGGCGCATCACGCTCGAGGCGCAAAAGCGCAGCCCGATGAAGCGCCTGCGCCGGCCCGAGCCTGCGCGGCGCGCGGATTTCGAGGCGACGCTGCGCGGCCGCCATCGCGGCGCGACCTTCATCGTGCTGGGCGGTGGCTCGTCCCTGGCCGCGCAGATGGCCGGCGCGCCGCCGGCGCTGCGCATCAGCGCCAACGAGCACGGGTGCCTGTGGGGGCCGTGTGATTACGTTTCGGCGATGGATGACATCGCGGACAAGGTGCGCGCCTTCGGCATTCCGGTGATCGGACGCGACCCGAACACCTGCGACTACCTCGCGCAGCCGTTTCCGAACGTGCGCTGGACCGGCACGCAGGCCGTGTACCACGCCTACGTGATGGGCGCGCACCTGGTGCTGCTCGCCGGCATGGACCTCTACCAGGATCTGCCGGAAGGCACGCCGGGCGGTCGGCGCACGCCGCTCGAGACGCACCTCGAGGCCTGGCAGGTGATCAAGGACACGCTGCCGGTCCCGGTGAGGGCCCTCGGTGGGCCCCTCGTCGACGTCTTCGGCCTGTATGACCCGGCCGAGGTCGTGCCGGCGCCGGGCGTGCTGCCGCGCATCGAGCCGGTGAACACGGTCGAGACCTGCCTCGTGCGCACGCTCGCCGGCGGCGCGCTGCTCGGCCGGCGCTACGTCGCGGGCCAGCGCCTGTGGATCCGACCTGACGAGCTGCGCGCGGCCGCGGCCGCGGGCCTGGTGGAGAGTCTATCGTGAACCCGCTCGCGCTCGAGCTGATCATCCGCGCGAGGCTGCGCGAGCAGATCCCGACCGTGACGATCGGCTCGGTGGCGTCCTTCGCCGGCGCGCTCGATCCCACGAGGATCGTGCCGCTCATCTGGGTCCAGCCGGCGGAGGGCGAGGCCGTCGACAACCGCGGACAGGGCCGCGCGGCGCTCGACCTGCAGCGCTGGACGGTCTTCGTCGCCACGGCCGCGGTGCCCGACAAGCTGTACGCCGACGCCTCGTTCCAGGAAGCCGGCGAGCTGATGGGGCAGGTCCTGACGGCGCTTATCGGCTGGCGACCTGAACAGCCCGGCTACAGCGCCTTTCGGTATGCGGGCCGGCCACCGCCGGCCATCGAGCTCGGCTGGGCGGCCTTCCCGATCACGTTCGAGTGTCACGCCCCGCTCATCAACATCACCTGACCAGGAGAGTTTCAATGGCTGAGAAGTACTACTACGGCCAGGGCCGCGTTCACGTCGCGTCCTTCGGCAGCGCGGCCTACCGTTGGGTGGGTGACGTGTCGGCGCTCTCGATCGGCTTCGAAGTGCAGAACATCGACCACTTCGAGTCCTACAGCGGGCAGAAGAACCGCGCGCGGCGCCTCGCGCTGCAGACCGATGGCACGGTCAACATCACCATGCATCAGATGGATCGGGACAACCTGGTGCTCGCGCTGCGCGGCACGGGCACGGACATCCCGGCCATCACCACGGCGACCGCCACGCACGCGATCGCCGCCGCGGCCGCCGGCGACATCATGTTCCTGCCGCACATCCGCATCAATCGCGGCTCAGGCGTCACCTTCACGGTGGTGGACGCGAACACCACGCCGTTGTCGCTCACCGAGAACACGCACTGGACGCTCGATGCCGACACCGGCAAGCTCACGTTCGTCCTCGTGCCGACCGCCGCGGTGTTCCCGCTGACCGTCACCTACGAGTACGGCGCCCAGGACCAGCTCGCGCTGCTCAACACGGCCGCTCCGGTGGTCTCGATCGTCTACGAGGGTATCAACCTCGCCGAGAGCAACGCGCGCTCGCGCGTCGAGCTTTACCGCCTGTCCATGAACCCGCTCGAGGAGCTGCAGCTCATCAACGCCGATGCGTTCGGTGCGTTGACGATCTCGGCGGCCATGGAGGCCGACGGCACCAAACCGGCTGGCGGCACGCTCGGGCAGATGGGCCGCATCCTCGAGTTCGCCGCGTGATCGAGCGCTTCGGCGCTCGCTCGTTCGAACTCACTGACCTCGAGCGGGTGACGTTCGCGCAGGCCGCCTGGCTGCTGGCCCTGTCCGAGGGGATCGATCTCGATCAGCTCTGGCAGCGCGAGGGCGAGAGCGAGGCGGACTACGCCCAGCGGCTGCGCTTCGAGACGCTCGACCCGGCGAGCATGCCGATGGTGCTCGCCGGGTATCTCGTCCCCGAGGGCCAGCGGTGGAGCCGCGAAGGCGCGCGCGCCACCGCCGAGCACCTCGAGCAGGTGACCGACCCGCAAGAGCACGTGCGGCTCATCGCGCTCGCCGGCCAGGTGCTGCCGGATTTTTTCGGGCGTGCGCTGGCCTGCCTGGTGAGTTCCCTCACCTCTACCGCAGCCAGCGCGCAAGCCGGAAAGGTCAACGGTGCCGCGAACTGATCGATGCCGGGCCCTGGTCGGAACTTGTCATGGTGCTCGCGGGCCACGACTACGACCGGGCCCTGCAGATCCTCGACTGGCCGGTGCGCGCAGGCCTTGAGGCGTTCATGGCGCGCCTGCGCGACGAGGCGGCCGTCGAGTTTCGGCACAGCACGCTCGTGTGGGCGCTGCTCGCGCCGCACCGCAAGAGCAAGTCGAAACCTCCCGCCCTGCCGGAGATCCTGAAGGACAGCCATGGCGACACGTGAGATCAAGGTCCGGCTGACGCCCGAAGGCCTCGCGGAGGTCATCGGCGCGATCCGCAAGGTGCAGACCGAGGCGAAGGAGGCCAGCACTTCTGCGACGAGCAGCACGAAGGCGCTCACGACCGCGCTCGGCGGGCTGCGTCGCGTGATGGGCGCCATGGGGCTCGGGCTGTCGGTCGCCGGCATTGTGGCCTTCGGCCGCGCGGTGGCGAAGTCCGCGACGGAAACTGTCGATGCGGCAAAGCGCATTGGCGTCTCGGCCGAGGAATTCTCGCGCCTGCAGATAGCTGCGCGCGCGGCGGCGGGTAGTGACGGCCTGGGCGCGCTCGAGGCCGCGGCGCGCACCCTGCAGCGCAATCTCTCGAACGCGCTCTCGAACCCCACCGGGGAGGCTGCGCGCGCGTTCCAGCAGATCCGCATCGAGGCGCGCGAGTTCCAGAAGCTCTCGCTCGAGGACCAGTTCGCGGTCGTGGCCGATGCGGTCAAGGACCTGTCGAACCAGGAGGATCGGCTGCGGGCCGTGATGGACCTTATGGGCAAGAGCGCAGCGAGCCTCGTGCCGCTCTTCGCCGAGGGCGGCACGGAGATGAAGCGCGTCGCCGACGAGGCCCAGCGCGCAGGGCGCGTGCTCAGCAACGAGACGGCCGCCGGGATCGATCGCGCCGACAAGGCGATCAAGCGTCTGAAGTCCACGATCAGCCGGACGGGACGCGATGCCCTCGGCAGTGTCGTGGCCACGGTGTTCGAGGCCTACGACGAGCTGACGAAACCGGAGGCGGAGAAGATCGCCCGCGATCTGGCGCTCTCGCAGGAGTCGCTGCAGCGAGCCCTGAAGGCCGGCGATGCGGGCACGATCGCGCGCCTCGAGGAGCGCATCCGGGCGCTGAAGGATGCGCAGACGGCGCTTGAGATCTCGTCTCGAGGTGGCGGGCCTTCGACTCGTCGCCTCTCGACGCGGCGAGCCGCTACGGCGGACGATGGCACCGATCGCTCCCAGCTCGCCAAGATCGAGACGCCCGAAGAGCGCCGAGCCCGCCTCGAGCTCGCGCGTGCGCGCATCCAGGACGCGCAGAAGATCGCCGACGCCGAGCGTGCGATCCGCGCCCAGGCCGACGAGCAGGCCTACAAGGACGGGCTGATCAGCCTCGAGGCCTATTACGTGCGCCGGCGCGAGCTGGCGCAACAGGCCGGAGCAGCCGAGGTGCAGGCGCTGCAGGCGCAGATCGGGCTGATCCAGCAGCAGGACGTCGAGACCGACTCCGAGCGCACGCGCCAGGCCGGGCAGGTCGATCAGCTGCGCGCGCAGATCGCCGTGCGCCGCCTCGAGCTCGAGCGCGAGCTGGCGCAGCTCATCGGTCAGCAGGCCGAGGAAGGCAGGAAGCTCGCCGAAGACCAGCTCGAGGTCGCGAACCGACTGGACGAGATCGAGGGCAATCGCCACGCGGCCTTCCAGCGCAACCTCGCCGAGGAGATCCGCCAGCTCGAGCGCCTCGGGGCGCAGATCGGCCTCACCAGCGCCGAAATCGAGGCGCAGGCCGCGCGGCTGAGGACGTCACTTACCGCGGGGTTCAATTTCGAGCAGGCCTCGAGCGCCGCGACGAGCGCGCTCGAGGCGTTCAACCGTGACGCAGAGCAGATCCGCCGCGACCAGGAGGCGGGCCTGCTCACGCAGCTCGAGGGCGAGAACCGCCTCATCGAGCTCGCACGCGAGCGTCTCGAGGTGCTGCGGGCGGTGTCGGCTGAGTCGATGCGCGCCGCGCTGGCGACGGGCGACCCGGCGCTCATCGCCCAGGCCGAGCAGCAGGCGGCCTCGGTCGCGCAGATCGCCGCCTCCTTCCACGCCGCGACGAACTCCGCCGCGCGCTACCGGCAGGGCCTCGAGAGCGGCCTGCAGGACGGCCTCACGGGCCTGGCTGCTAACCTCGCCGCGATCGAGTCGCTCGAGGACGCGTTCCGCCAGCTCGCGCTCACCGTCGTGCAGTCGCTCGCGCAGATCGCCGCCGAGCTGCTCGCCAAGCAGGCCACGCTCGCGATCCTGCGCGCGTTCGGCGGCCTGGGCGGCGCGGGCGCCGGCGCCACGGGTGGCCCCGTCGAGGGCTACGCCACCGGCGGGCGGGTGCGCGGCAAGCGGCTGAACATCCCGGGGCCGGACAAGATCCCGGCGATGCTGCAGGAGGGCGAGTACGTCGTGCGCCGGCGCGTCGCGACGAACCCGCTGATCGCCGGCTTCCTGCGCGACCTGAACTCGGGCGCGATCTCCCCGCAGCAGCTCGCGCTGGGACTGAGCCCGCCGCGGGGCTACGCGACCGGCGGCTCGGTCAGCCTGGTCGCGGCGCAGTCCGAGGCGGCCGCGGCGGATCTCACGCGCGGCGGCGCCACACAGACGAACGCGCGCCTCGAGGGCGTGCTCGGCCTCGAGGAGGGACTGGTGTTCAAGCAGCTGAACTCTGACGCGTTCGATGACCTGCAGCTCTACCGCCTGAGCCGCAATCCGGCGAAGTTCCGCAGCGCGCTGGGCCTGTAATGCCGCACCAGATCGGATTCGTCGACGACACGAGCCAGCTCGCGCATTACGAGATGCTTGATGCGATCCATGACCTGGCCGACGACAACGGCTGGACGATCGAGCGCTACGACACCGGCGGCACGGATCACGAGGTGATCATGTCGGCCCCGGGTTACACCGGCCCGGATGGCGCGGTGCCGATGTATTGCGGCGTGAAGTCCTATCACTCGGTCCCGAGCGACTATTACAACCTGCTCTTCGGCGTCTTTACGGGCTATGTGTCTGCCAACTCCTTCGAGACTCAGCCCGGAGTGAGGCTCTCGGGCGTGCCGGCGCACAACCAGCGCATCGACTACTGGATGACGATCAACGATCGCCGTCTGGCGCTTGCGATGAAGGTGGGCACCCCCGTCTATGAGAGCGCGTACATGGGCTACTTCCTGCCCTATGCGACGCCGCGCCAGTATCCGTACCCCGTCGTCTGCGCCGGTATGCTCACGGGAGCTGCGGCGACGCGCTTCTCGGATGGCTCGCACAGCATGGGCTTTCGCGGCAACAGCGCAGCGCTGGGTGCCCGCAATACCGCCGGGGCCTGGCTGAATCTGTACTGCCACCCATGGGGCAACAACAACATCATGAACAGCGGGACGTCCAACTACTCGACCCGCCCGAGTGGGACAACCTACCCGCTGCTGCCCGTCGTGCTGCACGACAACTCGGCGAACGTGTTCGGGGAGCTCGAGGGCATCTACGCCATCACGGGCTTCGACAACGCCGTGGAGAACACGCTCGACATCGGCGGCGATGACTACGTGGTCATCCAGGACGTGGCGCGCACCGGGTTCATCGACTACTACGCGATGAAGCTGGACCCGAACCCGTGAGGACTCGCTAATGGCTCACGTCACCGGCTCGGCCGGCAGCATCTCGGCGCTGATGTCGTCGATTCGCTCGGCTTGCACGGGCAACGGCTGGACGCTCTCTGGCAATGTCCTGCACAAGGGCGATGTCCACATCGAGACGACCGTGGTCGATGAGACGATTTGCTTCCTCGGCGGCACGGGGGTCGATGGTGGCAACAACCTGACCGGCCCCGGTCCTTCGGTCGTTCGGGTCGCCTTCAATCTCGCCAGCATCACCGTCTCGTACCCGGTGACCTACGAGTTGCACATCAACACCTCGCCGGACGAGGTGTACGTGGTCGTGAACTACAACACCAACGACTTCCAGTGGGCGGCGTGGGGGCAGTCCGACATCGCGGATATCGGTGGGACCGGCGTCTGGTATGCGGCGGCGTGCAACAACCTGCCGGGGCCAACCGGGCAGTGGATCGGGGGCCCGAACGGCGCCAACACCGGCAACCAGACGCTCATGCATGGGCTGTTCTACAACACGACGTCCTTTACCGGCGCGCCGCTCAACAGCATTAATTCGTTCATCCATAACGGCATCGACGCTGTGGGGTGGACGCCGCCGAATGGCTCAACGCCGACGGCCTGGGCGTGGTCGGCGGTTGCGCCGCTGCTGAATCTCTTGCCGAACACGTGGAACGACCAGACGGTCCTGCTGCCGATGCCGGTGTTCAAACCGCGCAGCTCGGGCAACAAGGTCAGCTTGCTGGCCGATCTTCGCCACGTGCGCCTGTGCCGGGTCGACTACCACAACCCCGGGGACATCATCACCCTGGGTACAGATCAGTGGAAGCTGTACCCCTGGTACCGCAAGAACACCGCAGGCCGAAACGGAAGCAGCGGGTCGCCGATTACGCACTCCGGCACGATGGGCTTCGCGGTGCGTTACACGGGGTCCTGATCATGGCGGTGATTGCCGGCCAGGTCGTGAACTCCGGGCTGGGTAGCGTCGAGAACGTCCTCATCGGCCTCGGCCTGAATGCCTTCGCCGTCGATTACTGGCCGCCGTATGAGTCGATCTGCGGCGCCGGCGCCCAGGGCAGCTTGACCTCGCAGCTGCCGGTGTCGGCCAGCAACGCGCACGCCATCTCCGGCCAGGTCGCGCGGCAGTTCTCCGACGACTACTACCACCGCATCCACATCACGCCGCGGGTGCTGGCGCTCGGGAACGTCGTCTCCACACAGATCGAAGAGATCGACGTCTGGAACAGCTACCTCGAGCCGATGACGCTGAACGGCATCGACGGGACGGCCGAAGGGTTCTCGATCGACGGCCCGGACACGTTCCCGATGGTCTTCGGCGCGCGCGACTGGGATATCTGGGAGGTCACGGTCGCGCCGGACGGACCGCCCACCGTCGATGTCACGGTCACCTGGGACTTCGACGACCCGGCGAACGACGTGCAGCTGCTCGTCACCGGCGCGCGCATCGTGCTCTGGGGCTTCCAGCCGAACTGGGCGACGCCGATCCTCGAGCGGCTCGTGTGGAACACAGACCTGCTGCAGAGCGATACCGGCGCCGAGCAGCGCCGGCAGAACAGGCTCGCACCGCGCCGCTCCTACGAGGTGCGCTTCGTCGTCGAGGGCCGAGAGCGCTCCATGGCCGACAACATGATGCATGGCTGGGGCGGCAAGTCCTGGGCGATGCCGGTCTGGCACGACGTGCAGGTGCTCACCGGGCCGGTCTCGCTCGGCGCGACGTCGATCACCTGCGAGACCACCGGACGCGATTTTCGCGCCGGCGGCATCGCGGTGCTGCGCGGCCAGGCGGCCGATCAGGCCGAGACGGTCGAGATCGACACTGTCGGGCCGACTGCGCTCACGCTCGTGCGCCCGACGCTCGCGGCCTGGCCCGCCGCGACGAAGTTCTACCCGGCGCGCTCGGCCCTGTTCGCCGAGCAGCCCGCGCGCACGCGAAAGACCGACCGGGTCGAGGAGATCGCCGCGACGTTCCTCGTGAACGAGACCAGCGACTGGCCGGCCACGTCGTTCGCGACCACCTACCGCAGCCACCCGGTGCTCGAGCAGCGCCCTGACGAGGCGCAGGACCTCACCGGCACGTTCGAGCGCCTGCTCAGGACGCTCGACAATGGCGCCAGCCTGCCGTTCATCGTCGACAGTGCCGACGAGCCCTTCGAGGTGCGCGAGCATGCGTGGTTCGCCGCCGGGATCTCCGAACACTCGGCGCTGCGCTCGGTCATCTATGCACTCGCCGGCCGGCTGCAGTCGGTGTGGGTGCCCACCCACGCGCAGGATCTGGTCCTGCTCGAGACGACGGGGGCGGCCTCCACGGCGCTCACCGTCGAGCACACGGGCTACACCCGATTCGGCCTCGGTGTAAACGGCCGCCGGGACATCCGCATCGAACTGGTGAACGGCACGGCGATCCACCGGCGCATCAGCGCCGCCCAGGAGCTCTCCGCCACGCGCGAGCAGCTCTCGATCGACACCGGCCCGGGCGTCGAGATCTCGCCGGCGAACGTGCTGCGCATTTCGTTCATGGCCCTCATGCGCGGGCAGTCCGATGAGGTCGAGATCGAGCACCTCACGGACATCGCCGGCGTCGCGCGTGCGCGCGTCACGCTGCAGGCGCTGCGGGATGACGTGTCATGACGTTCGATGCGCGCGAGAGCAGCCTCGAGCTCGGCCAGCCGGTGCGGCTCTACGAGTTCCACCGCGGGGTCTACCGCTGGCGCTACACCGACTCGGACCGCGTGCAGACCTACCTGTTCCAGGACTTCGAGCCCGCGCCGATCTCCGACGACGGCGTGCGCCAGTCCGAGCAGTCGGGCGCCGATGCGCTCACGGTGACGGCGCCCTTCGACCTGCCCGTCGCTCAGCTCTACCGCGGAGCGCCGCCGGCCGAGGAGGTGGGGCTCATCGTGCGCGACATGCACTATGGCGACGCCGAGGCGCCAATCCGCTTCCTGGGCGCGATCGAGGGCGTGCGCTGGCCCTCGCCGGAGCGGGCAATGCTCACCTGCAGGTCGCTCGCGGCGTCGCTCAAGCGCGCCGGCCTGCGCCTCGCCTGGGAGCGAGGCTGCACGCACTCGCTCTATGACCGCAACTGCACGGTCGACCGCAACAGCTTCGCCACCCCCGGCGCCGTGACCACGAAGACGGGCACGACGATCGAGGCGGCCGCGTGGGATGCCCTGGCCGACGGCTACTTCTCCGGCGGTTACGTTGAGTGGGATGTGGGCCTCGGCGGCACCGACCGGCGCGGCATCGAGGGGCACGTCGGAGGCGTGCTCACGCTGCTCGGGGGCACAGACGGGATCGACGTCGGCATGACCGTGACGGCCTACGCCGGCTGTGCGCGCACGATCAGCGTCTGTACGTCGAAGTTCTCGAACTCGGATAACTACGGCGGCATCCCGCACATGCCGGGCAAGTCACCCTTTGACGGCACACCGGTGTTCTGACCATGTGGTTCAACCTCTTCATCCTGGTTGCGTCCTACGTGATCTCGGCGGCGCTGGCGCCGAAGCCGCAGAAACCAAAGCCCGCGGCGTTCGATGACATCGAGTTCCCGCAGTTCGAGGAGGGCACGCCGCAGGAGGTCATCTTCGGCGACGTGTGGACGGAGTCCTGGATGGTGCTCGGCGTCGGCAACTACCGCACCGAGGCGATCCGCGCCAAGGGCGGCAAGAAATGACGATCGTCACCGTCGAGCATCTCTACAGCGTGCCGAACTACCAGGGCCGCGTCGGCTTCTGCGGCCGCGGCGCGCGCGCGTTCTTCGAGCGCCACGGCCTCGACTGGCTGGCGTTCGTGCGCGAGGGCCTGCCGGCAGAGACCTTCCTCGCCACAGGCGACGCCATGGCGAGGCGGCTCGTCGAGCACGCCCAGCGGGTGAGCCGTGGGCAGCAGTAGCAGCCAGACGATCGGCTATCGGTACTTCTTCGGCATCCACATGGGGCTGTGTCGCGGGCCGGTGGACCAGCTCGTCGCGATCAAGGTCGGCGATCGCGTCGCCTGGACCGGCAATATCACGGGCAACGCCAGCTTCAAGATCGCCGAGCCGGAGCTCTTCGGCGGCGACAAGGGCGAGGGCGGCATCGTCGGCTGGGTCGACGTGATGATGGGCGGCTCGGCCCAGGCGGTGAACACGGACCTCGCCGCCATGCTCGGCGGCACGGTGCCGGCGTTTCGGGGCGTCGCCTCGCTCTTCTACGACGGGCAGATCTCGAGCTTCAACCCCTACCCGAAGCCCTGGGCGGTGCGCGTGCGCCGCGCGACGGCCGGCTGGGACGGCACCGTGTGGAACTCGGCCGACGCGGTGATCTCGCTCGAGAGCAACGCGATCCGGGCCATGAACCCGGCGCATATCGTCTATGAGGTCCTGACGAACCGGGACTGGGGCCGCGGGCTCTCGTCCTCGCACCTCGACCTCGACGCGTTCGGCACTGCCGCCGACACGTTCCTCGCCGAAGGCCTCGGGCTGTGCCTGCGCTGGACGCGCACCGACAGCATCGAGAACTTCCTCATGTCGGTCCTCGACCACGCCGGCGCCGCCCTCTACCCGGATCGCACGACCGGCCTGCTGAAGCTCGTTCCGATCCGCGGCGGCTACGATCCGGACGCGCTGCCGCTGTTCACGCGCGACACCGGGTTGCTGAGCGTCCTCGATGACGACAACGCCTCGCAGACGGTGGCGGTCAACGAGGTGATCGTCCGCTACCGCCGCCCGCAGGACAACAAGGACGGCCAGGTGCGGGCCCAGAACCTCGCCTCGATCCATGCGATCGGCAAGATCTCGACGTCGGTCGATTACCCGGGCCTGCCGACCGCGGCGCTCGCCGCGCGCGTCGCCCAGCGCGAGCTGCGCTCGGGCTCAGGCTTCATCAAGCGCTTCAAGCTGCGCTTCGATCGGCGCGGCTACGGCATCGCGCCGGCGAGCCTGTTTCGGATCTCTGACCCGACGCGCGGGATCGCGAACATGGTGCTGCGCGCCGGGCGCATCGAGGAGGGCGCCACCGGCGACGGGGCGATCACGATCACGGCCCTGCAGGACGTCTTCGGCCTCGGCGCCACCGCCTACGTCGGCGCCCAGGACAACCAGTGGACGCCGCCGAACACGACGCCGACCGCCGTCGCCACGCGCCGGCTCCTCGAGCTGAACTACCGAGAGCTCGCCCGCACGGTGGATCCGGCGAACCTCTCGGGACTGGCGGTCACCGCCGGCTACCTCGGCATCGTGGCGCTGAAGCCGACCTCGCTGTCGCTCTCGTACACGCTGCTTGCGCGCGTCGGCGGCTCCGGCGACTACACCGAGCGCACCCCGGACGGCGCCTTCACCCCGACGGGCCTGCTCTCGGGCGACCTCTCGGTGACCGGCACGAGCGCGACCGTCGTCTCGGCGACCGATCTCGCCCTGGTCGAGGTCGGCACGGCGGCCGTGATCGATGACGAGGTGATCCGCGTCGACTCGATCGACGTCGATACCGGCGCGATCACCTTCGGGCGCGGCTGCGCCGATACCGTGCCGAAGCCCCACGCCGCGGGCTCGCGGATCTGGTTCTTCGAGAACTACGCCGGGGCGGACTCGACCGAGTACACGAGCGGGAGCGCGATCTGGGCGCGCCTGCTCACGAACACGAGCACCGGTCAGCTCGCCGAGGGCTCGGCGGGCTCGGACAGCCTCACCATGGCGCAGCGCCAGTACCGCCCGTACCCGCCGGGCAATCTCACGGTGAACACCGAGGACTACCCGGCCGCGATCACCGGAGACCTGGCGCTCACCTGGTCGCACCGCGACCGGCTCACCCAGGCCGACCAGCTCGTCGACACCGACGAGGGCGACATCGGCCCTGAGGCGGGTGTCACCTACACGGTGCGGATCTACGACGGCGTGACGCTCGAGCGCACCTATTCGGGAATCAGCGGCACCAGCCAGACGTATTCCAACACCGATGAGCTCGCCGACGGCGGCCCGTTCGATCCGATCCGCTTCACCGTGCATGCCGTTCGCGATGGCCTCGAGAGCGCCCAGGGCCTCGAGTGGGAAGTCGAAAGAACGTAACCGGAGGCCCTGATGCCGACCTGGATCCTCGACCTCGTGCGCCCACCGGACGATTCCGACCCGCGCATCGTGCGCCGGTGGCGCTGGAACGTCGCAGTGCTGCTGCTGTTCGGGTTCTTGTTCGCCGTGTGGACCCGCACGCCATGGGGCTATGTGCTCGCGTCTGATGCCGAGCAGAAAGTGCAGGCCGCCGTCGAGCCGCTGCAGAAGCAGATCGGCGAGGTGCGGCAGGCCGTCGAGGACGTCGCGGACGAGACCAAGGACCTGAAGCGCCTGCTGCTGCGCAAGCTCGCCGCGGACCTCGAGCGCGAGATCGTCGATGCGCAGATCCGCAAGTGCAAGGCCTCGAGCCTCGACTCCGCCGAGTATTTCCGCGCCCAGCTCTCGGAGAAGCAGATGGCGTACTACGAGCTGACGCACCGCGAGTACAAGCCGCCGAGCTGCGCCGAGATCTGACATGACGCCGAAGCAGCTGCGCGCCGTGATGCCGAATGCGGGATCACGGGCGGACACCTATGCCGCACCGCTGACGGCCGCCGCGGCCGAGTTCGATATCAACACCCCGCGCCGCCTCGCCGCGTTCATCGCACAGATCGCGCACGAGTCGGGTGAGCTGCGCTACGTGCGCGAGATATGGGGCCCGACCGCCGCGCAACGCGGCTACGAGGGCAGGGCCGATCTCGGCAACACCCAGCCAGGCGACGGCCGGCGCTTCATGGGCCGCGGTTTCCTGCAAATTACCGGTCGCAGTAACTACCGCGCCGTCGGCGCTGCCCTGGGCGTCGATCTGCTCACCGCGCCCGAGCGCCTCGAGGAGCCCGAGCTCGCCGCCCGCAGCGCCGGGTGGTTCTGGCGCGATCGCGATCTCAACCGCATGGCCGATGCCGATCAGTTCGCCGCGATCTCGAGGCGGATCAACGGCGGCTACAACGGCATCGACGATCGCATTGCCTGCTGGCTGCTCGCGCGCGACGTCTTCGGCGTCTGACCCCTAACGATTTCCCCGTTGCCTGCAAAGGAGACACTGCCATGACCTTCTGGATAAACGCCAACAAAACGAAGTTGCTGGGCGTCCTGATCATCATCGTGAGCTTCATCCAGGCCGATGCCGGGCTCGTCGATCTGATCGGCGCCACGGCCTACGCCTGGACGATGCGCGTGTGCGGCCTGCTCGCGCTCATCTTCGGCTTCCTCAACAACCCGGAGAAAGAGTGATGCGCGTCGCTTACCGCAACTTCATCGCGCTGTTCGCACTCGTCGCGCTGACCGCCTGCGCCTCCTGGGGCATCCCGGCGCCCGAGACGTTCAATGCGAAGGCCGCCGCGGCCTACACGAGCGTCACCGGCGCGCGCCAGACGACGCTCTCGCTGCTGCAGGCCGGCCACATCTCGGCCGAGGATGCCGAGAACGTGAACAGCCAAGCCGACAACCTGCGCCAGGCGATCGACATCGCCCTGCAGATCTACCCGACCGAGCCCGGTGAGGCCACCGACAAGCTCGAGGTGACCATCCGGGCCCTGCAGATCCTTACCGCCTACCTGGAGCAACGCCGATGAGCACCAGCAACAACGTCGGGCTGCTCCTGCAGCTGATCCTCACCGGCCTGCAGCAGCTCGAGCAGTACCGCCAGATGATGGTCCGGGCCCAGACCGAGGGGCGCGACATCACCGAGGACGAGCTCGCCGAGCTGGCCTCGCGTGACGACGCCGTGCGCGCGGCGCTCGAGGCGGAGATCGCGCGGCGGCGCGCGGGTGGCGGATGAGCGAGAACCGCGACAGCTGCGATATGCACCGAGTCGCAGACGAAGATGCCGTTCTGGCCGGCGGGCCAGGGACATTCTGCATTCAGCGCGAAGAGGGCGAGACTCGATTGGCGTGTCGGCTACCAGATGGCTGCTTCATCGAGATCGCCATTCGCCCATTGCCGCCCGGTGCGCATCCGCAGCCGTCGTGGGAATGGGACGGAAACGAGGATAGGCCGACGCTCTCGCCCTCAATTCACACGCACGGCCGCTGGCACGGCTTCTTCCGGGCCGGACGCATGGTCAGCTGCTAAATCCGCCGGAATCGATCGATTAAGAGGTCGCACCGGCCAGAAACACCCCTATATAAGAGGTGTTGGCCGGGCGGCCTACCGCAGCCGAGGGCCCTGCCCACGCGGGAAATAGATCCGCTGCACGCCCCCGCTACCA